CTTTTAAACAAACATCTTGAGTCTGCTCTTTCACATATTGCAGTGCATAACCATCACTCTCAACAGCTTTTAAACAAACATCTTGAGTCTGCTCTTTCACATATTGCAGTGCATCACCATCACTCTCAACAGCTTTTAAAGCCTCTTTTCCATCATACTCAACAATATCACTCTCTTTACCACCAACTTTTTTTAAAAAGTCTACTAAACTCATTTCTTTCATATCATTCCTTTTATATTGAATTGACACACACTTTAACAAAGATAATATTAAACCAAGATTAAACCCATACTTTAAGAAAGCATTTGCTAGAGTGTTGGTAACAACTTTAAAAAGTGTGGGTTTACATAATGGAAGTTCTATTGACTTTAACGAGGGAGGGAGTTTCTGAACCTTAAATCTGTTTAAGTTTAAGTTTCAAACCTTAAACGAAAAATGATACCCAAAACAAGGGCATCACCTTTTTAAAGCTTAAAGATTTTAATTAGTTATTTTTCTTAATATTAAATGTTGTAGATTTGCCTTTCCAAACTCTTATAACTTTCATATCTGTTTTGCAGTAAGCACAATTTGGTTTTATTTTATCATCAGCGGGCTTTGATATTTCTGTACTCTTTACCACTTCGCTTTCATCTACCCCACATTTTAAACATACAGCAAAATATCTATATTCATCATCTTCATCCCATATTTTAGTATTAGCTTTTTCCCATGTTCGCTTGTGCATCACTTATCCCTTATGCTTAGTGGTGATTCTGGTACTTCAGCCCAAAAGAGTACATCTTGATTTTCTAACCAATACCCATAATATTCTTCATGTGAATAAGAACTTTCATACCATCCTTTAGGAACATAATACATATCATTTTTTTCATCATACTCAAAAAATTCTCCATCCATATCATAATTTTCATCTGTAAATTTTTCAGTATGATGACCTATTACAATTCTGTTTTTACCTAGACTATTTTTATATACAATCAAAACTCTCTTTCCACTAGATGGCATTTTATCTTTGATGTTTATCCATTCTACTTTCATATCTATTTCTCCTCTTCCAAATACCACTGCAGCAAAGCAATAGCACTCTCATTATTTCCACATATCTGATACAGGTTCTTTTCTGTATCACAAAACTTCTCAAACTCACCCTGAGGCTTACTTTGATTTTTTCTAGCCACTATGTAAATCTCATCTGCAGTGAGTCTAGTATCTTTGGTTTTAGTAGCTCTAAACCTGTTTACATACTTCATCTCTATATACAGAGCATTGTAACCTCTGCGAGCTACTGGTAAACATAAATCAGCCACACCACTCTTCACCCCCTCAGCTTTGAGCTTACCTGCTTGAGCCTTTGACCTGTGACCTCCATTTGGAATAGCATGTAGCCATCTTAACTGAGGGTATTTAGATACATTTGAATCAGCCCAAGAGATTACAGTCACCTGTTCATCATGTTCAAGTTCTTTCATCTCTTGCCTTTTTTGTACTTGCCTGAAAATTCTATATCTCTAAAAGTAGGTAAATCTTTAAATGGTTTTTGAAAATCCTTAGATAAATTATTTCCAATAACAACATCTACATTATTATTACAAAATGCTCTCATAGAATCATACACACCTACACCAACAACTACACAATATGTACCTGCAGGGAGAGTTATAGTATTTTTCTCATCTACATCCATCTCAAAAATCCCCCATCCTTAGATTTCTTATTTCTCTTATGTTTCTTGATAAAATATTTAAAGCCATCAATCACAAGCCATACAAAAACAAACGCACATACAACAGCTAAGAACGCAAGTGCATGTTCTAAAAACTTTATTGTAAGAATTTGCTCAAGCATCACAGCTCTCCCATATCTTTAAGAGTTAAAACATTAATGCCATTAGCCACCGTTCCATATTTTTTCTTGAGATGCTTCAAGACCTTTTCACTGGCAGTAGATTGAAACCTCTCTCTTTTGTGACTCTCCACCGACCTCTTAACATCTTCTATGCCCATTGTTTTTTTGAGTATTTCTCTTTTGCTATTTTCCATCTGTAGCCTGCTCTAATATCTTTTCAACTAAATTCAGCATAGCTGCTGCAGCTTTACAGTCAGAGTCAAACTCAACGATACTCATTCCACCCCCATGACTAGCACTAAATGCTGCATAGTGAGGAACAGTAGCAACAACTCTATAGCCTCTGTCTGTTATGTAGTCAAGCTCTGAGTCTATACGAGGCTGTTTCATTCGAGGGTCTGTGTTGTTTGCTACATAGACTGCTTTAGTATTTACACCAACTGCTTTGAGCTTATCCAGTGTATCCATGAAGTGAATATTACCATCCATATCTTGAGTGCTTGTAGATGTAGGTATAACTATCAGGTCAGCATAGACTAATGCTGCTCTTGCAAGGTCATCTGTAAAACCTCCTAAATCAACAATAACTGCATCATAATTAGGAAGCTCCAAAAGCTCAGTCATCTCATCCAAATCTTTTGGCATAAAAAGTGTAAACATTGAAACATCTATTAAATATTCTCTTCTTTTATGGAAGTTTGCAGATACATGTGATGTATCATGGTCTATGAGTAAGACCTGCTTTTGTGCAGCCAAGATAGCTGCTGTGTTAGAGGCTATTGTGGACTTCCCCACCCCTCCTTTTTGATTTGCGATTACTATAATCATGTCATTCCTTTGTTTGGTTTGACATATTATACACAAATTATACACAATTTGTAAACATATTTTGTGTAAAAGTTAATTATCCTTTCATTATTTTAGATAATCTTTTTGCTCTTTGAGGAGTTTGTCTCGCCCATTTGCTGCTTAACATTTCTAAAGAGGCTATAAAAAAATCACCCTCTTCTATAGCAGACCACATCTTTTTAAATCTCAGCAGACCACCAACTCCAAGCTGATACGCCATCTCATCAAGCACATCATGCCTCTCTTCTGACAACTCTTCCACTATAGGTTTTGCATTGGTAAGTTCCATTTGCTTTTGCAGCAGTCTATGTTCTAACAGCAACAGACCCTCAGCTTCGCTCAGTGGCATTTTTGTACCATACCCTACTGTATCTATCCCAAGAGTATCTTTGTAGACTGTACCACTAAATCCCTCTGACTTTTTGAGTTTTTCTTTTAGACTCATCAATTTGCCTTTTTTCTTAAACTATTTATAGTACCACCACCAAAATAAAACACAACGATTGAGAGCATTATCCACCCTATACTAAATGAAGAGATTATCTTGAGCATCAACTCAAGGTGCTTATCTGTTCCAGTAAATGCTATAGCTACTGTAACCCAAAACGCAAAGATAAAGTTCCATGTAAAAACTATAGCTATATATCTCTGAACCAGTTTAAATGGTTCAAATGCTTTAAGCAAAGGTATCTTTGTCTCCACTGCTTTTTGATGAGCTTTAGCTTTCTCTTCATCAGTAAACCATATTGCATCTCCTGCATCTATTACTGCATCAACTGTTTTATTAACTATATCAGGACTAAAAAAACTTGGCAACCAACTCATGCTCTTCTCCTATTTCTTTTTTCTTCACCTCTATATATCTTTGGATATATAGTATCATTATCAGGTTTGTTTAATGCTCTTAGCATCAAAAACACCATAAACACCACCAGTATGTCAAGACCAATCTCAACATATCCATAGTACACAGCATTGCTTACAACTGCTATCATCATAAAAGTCATAAAAGAGCTTATGCTTCTCTTATATAACTTAAACAAAATAGACAATGCTAACATTCCCATTGAGAAATAAGGCACTAACAAGTAAATATAATTACTCATTTTTTTTCTCCTGCTCTTATCGAAATCAATCTCGCTACCAAAGGTGAAAACCATTCAACAATAGTGACTGCAGAACCTGCTGCTAACATGGCTATAAATCCCCATACTGTGATTGGAACATCTATGTAATGACCAGTATTGTTTACACCAAAATAATAAACTAGAAACATCATAGGTATGCCATAAAAAATTGACTTAAACAACTCAGTAACTTCCACAAGACCAAATCTAAGAGGTATAGCTCTATGAGTCCAGTCATAAATATAGCTCATTATAGATGCAAATACACCTGTGGTAAACAACACAACAAACTCTACATCATCAAGAGCCGCCATAAGCAAGATGCTTAACCCTCCTGATGATACCGACTTGATTGTTATAGTTGTTGCTGTTGTTGTTACAGGCATAGCCTACTCCTCTTTTAATTTTATTACACGCTTAATGTTGCTCGTTCTGTTCTAAGCATATCAGCTTGCGTATCCAAATCATCAAGTTTTGTATCATCAGATGCATTGTTCACACCTCTTGACTTTGCTCTCATTGACCTAATGCTTAGAATGTCAATTTCTCTTAGTTTAGCATCAATCTCTATTACTCGTTCTGCATCAATTTTACTTTGTGGCTTAGGAACAACACTGAAAGTTCCATTTCCATTATCAATCATTCCACAAATCACACTATCAGCTACTTCAACAAAACCAACAACGAGAATAGCTTTATCTTTATCATCATATTTTATTGGCTGTATTTGAATTACAATATTGTCAATTATTTTTGCGTGTTTCATATTATCCTACCTTCCAAATTTCTATTTCAGCATAAACTTCTACATCCCCAGAAGCTAGTGCTGACCTACCAAGTCCTCTTGATGCTAGTAATGTTTGAGTGTATTGTGTTACTGATATGTTTTTTGTTGCTGTTAATGTAAACACACCCTTAAAGTCAAGCATTGCAGTATCACTATCAGTCGCATTTACATTAGCAGATTGTCCGAGAAGCAAATCTGCACCATCTGTTTCGTTTCTACATATAAGCCTAGAACTATCTGTTTCTCTTGATGGTGCGGAGGCTCTTGCATAATAAGTACCCGCTGATAGTGACACCTTGTCGGATGACAAACTTGCACTAGCCATTGTGTTTTTTTTAACAGTATTTAATGTTCTAACTTGCCTACCTACAACATTAGTACCGCCATCTGTTCCTGCTGTTTGCTCTTCTCTTGCGTGGAAATAATCATCTGTTGTTAATGCACCAGATGCTCCGCCACCAGTACCAACTTGTAAATAGGCACTAAAACTTGAGCCGTTATATACCCTGATATAAGTATCGTTACTTGTTGCCCTTGTGAACTGTTGAGTTAAACAACCTGAATCATCCCCGTAAATATTTAAAGCCCAAAATTGACCTGCTTCTGCTGTTGGAAGATTTGTTGAACCCGCAGGATTTACTTGATAATTACCAGCATCTAATAGAGTATCAACATCACCTGAAAAATTAACATCAATAACAATAGCTGACTTAGTATCCGCATAATCTTTTCTTACTAAATCTTCTGCAGACACAGGTGTTATACCTTTAACTTGACCTGTAAATATAGCACCTGTTAAAAGAGCATATAAAGCAGGATTAAATACAGCAGATTTAGTAGCCCAATGAAGAGAACTATAGACACCTGTTTGAGGAGCATAAGTAAAATTACCATCATCATCAGAAGTCACTACATTAACAAGCACATCTTCTGCTTCTACAGCATAGCTTACTGCTGTCAGTGCATCTGCTTCTGCTTCCCAAGCTCTTAGTTCAGCTTCTGCTGCACTTTCCGCACTATCAATAACTGCCTGTGGGATAGTCACATCATTCTCAAGTGCATCTGCATCCGCATTCCATTTCAGGTAAGCATCACTAACAGCAGCAGGTAAATCCCCACTCACATTTTGAGAACTCTCAGGAAGTTTTACAACTTTATCAAATGCTACTTTTTGGTCTGCAGATAAATATGTCTGATAATTTTGGTCTGCATTAAGCACCTCAGGTCTAAGGTCTCCTGCAAACTGATACTCTGTTTCTCTAACAGCAGGTAAATCCCTGACAAGAGTTACATAATCACCTGCAGTAGCTGCAGATAATAGTGTTAAAGTTCCACCATCATCACCGTTTATACTTACTGTGTAGTCCACATCCTCTGTTAGTACATCAAGCTCATCATCAGCCACATCTCCAACTGGTGTAAGCCATACTTTTAAATCACTTGTCTCATAGATTTTGAACACAAAATCAAAATCTTCCTGTGCTGCTGTAGCTGTATACTCAGCTCTACCATCTGCTGTATTAAAACTCATATCATCCTCCCTTAATTAAATGCTCTATCATAAGCATTTCCTATTTTTAGTTTTAGTCTCTCTAAAGTTGTCTTAGCATCCTCACCAGTTTTGGCTTTTAGTGCATCAGAAGCTTGCTCCAACTCTCTCTGTTTTGTTTTCATAAACAGTTCTTTATCTTGAGCAAATAGCATAGTCTGACCCATATTATTAAAGTCAGTCGTGATGCTTCTAAGCCACTCATATTTTTGGTCATCAGTTGCAAACTTATACTCACTTGAGTTTAAAGTCCTAGTCATAATATCTTTCCATGACTTACCTCTATGCTTAGTATCACGAGAAAATTTCACATAATCATGGTACTGTTGAGCACTAAGTCTCACTCCGTTTATAAGACCCTGAGGAAGAGATATAGGATTTTTATTTACAATCATCCCAAGTCTAACAGCCTCATCAAGTATCATATTGTTTCTCTCTCCCACTACAGGTAGTGGATTCAACACATTGTCATATTTTACAGGTAGACCTAAAGAGTCCAGTCTGTTTGGCAACGACTGAGAATAGTAAGGGATGTTTGCTTGCATCTCTGTAAAAATGCTATCGGTCATCTTCTTGCTATCATCAAACACTCTAGTCACATCTCTTCTTAATCCTGAAAATGGTATCTGAGCATTTACAGTTCTCTTAACCCAAGAGTTTACCTTAGTTGCATTTGGATTACTCATCAAGTCCATCACACTCTCAAGACCTGTCATAAAAGACCTGTCAAGAGTGGCATGACTCATTGCAGTGATTAGAGCACCTACAAACACTTCTGCTTGCTTCTCGTCACTCACCCCTATACCTTGCTGTAATTTCATTGTATCGTGGAAGTCTGCTATGGTAGAGAAGATATAACTAAGTGGTTCAGTTCTTTGATATGATACATAAGTCTTTTTACCATCTTTATCTGTCACCACAAAACTATATGGTCTCCATCCTGAATCCATCTGAGCTTTCTTTACTTTAAAGTTATTAGAACCTGCACCAGTTATCTGACCAGTTGCAGCCATAGCTCCTGCAGCCATGACAAATGAAGTACCTATATACATCCTAGCTTTAGCCATCTGTGCTCTAGCTCCACCTGCAGCTACATCTTTTTGATACTTGTCAGTAATCATAGCCAAAGGAGTTCTCTCCAAAAATCCCTGTTTCATAAGGTTTGCAGGAGTCTTTACAAATGGCATAAAGAACTGAGTGAACGGATTTGCACCTGCAGCTTTTTGAACAGTCTTACCCCAATCTCCAAGAGGAGTCTGAAAAGTTACATGTAAAGCATTTTCATTTGCCTCCTGTATCATCTCAGGTGTAGGATTTTGAACCAACTCACCAAGTCTTTTTAGTGTCTGCTCTTGAGTCCAGTTGTTAGCTTCTGCCTCAGCATTTACTATTCTGTATGCAGTAGCTGCCAAAGACTGTCTCTCAGCTATTACTTTCATAAAGCCATCTACACCACCCATAAGCCTCTCAGTCGGTGCTCTTATCACATGACCAATACCATCCACTATAGTTCCTGCAGCACCTTTTACTCCAAGATACTCTGCAGATATATAAGCACGACCAGTATTCTCAATCTTACTCACTCCACCATAAGCCTCAGCAGATTTCATCACTTGCCACATAGTAGCAAAGGCATCCTGAGCACCGTTCATCATACCAAATACACCTGCTTTCCACTCATCTTTATCCGCTTTCATAGCTAAGTCATCTACAGGAGTACCAAGTCTAGCAGCAAGTGCAGTATCTAAAGTTCTCATACCAATCATTAGAGCTGAACCTGTAGTGTTTATAATGTGAGTCTTGACACCTGAAAGGATTGAATTTACAAAGTTTTCTATAAACACATTTCCAAATTTTCTCATAAGTGAGTCTTGAGCATCAACAACACCATGAATAGCTTTTGCATTTGGAGCTGTTGCTATCTGTTCTGCTGCTTTGTCTATGTCAAGTCCACCATGAACTCTGTGCAGCATCTCTTGGATGTGGTCAGCTTGAGCATCGCCTATTCCTGCAGGCAAACCATAAGCTCTCAAAGCACGACCAATATTTGCTCTCTTTGCCATGAACTGACCCATAAACTGCTGATGAAAAGCAAACTGTTTTTTAAATGCTAACTTTTGTTCATTGTTTGCTTTGCCTGATGTTACTAAAACTGCAAGGTCATGTAAATATCCTGCTGATTTGTTTAACACTTTACGAGCTGCTAAAATCTTTTCAGGAGATACAAAGTCGCTCTCTTTGGAATACACAAACTCATGCACAAACTCAGGGTCTGTTCCTAAATCCTCAGCAAGCTTAATTATCTCTTCATCTTTTCTGATACCGCCCCTCTTCTCCATGATTTCATCTTTCATGTTTTCAGAGACTGCAGCTATGAGACCATTCACATCTTCATCATTTTCCAACTGGTTAAAGTTAGTCTGCCATAAATCATCAGTTTTATAATTAGCAGTAGTCTGACCAACTAAACTTGTAGCTTCCACAAGACTCACTTGCTCATACTCTTTGTTTGAATCTATAGGAGCTTCCTCGCCAACACTGAAAGTCTTTTTTGGTTTGGCATCATCTCTTAAAAACTTAAGAAGTCCTCTTGCCATGCCTGCAGGTATCTTACCTGCTAACATATCCTCAGGAAGTGCAGGAACTTGAGCTGTCTCAAGACCAGTCTGTAGAGCTGCTACATCTTGAAGTTGCTGAGTCTCATCTATATCTACCTGAACACCTTGACCCTCTTGAGAAAATGTACTCAGTTGAGCACCTGCAGTATCTTGAACTTCACTCACATCTGCAGGAGCAATACCTGCAGGTGATTTAGCTACTTCTATTGTAGGTGTTGTATCACCTTGATTATTGATTGCCATTTTCTTCTCCCTCTAAACTCTCACCATTTGCACCAACAAATGCAACACCGCCAACTCCATACATTTGGATTTTAGCATCTTTTAACTTAGCTTTAAGAGCATCTGTATAATCTATTTTCCAGTACCATTTTACATCTGATTCTTCTTTTGCTAGATTGTCATAATATTCCAAGTCTTGAGCATTTTTACTATCCCAATATATCTTAGCTTTATCATAAATATCTTTCTGCCCTATAGCTCTTCCATCTTCAAAACTTGCCATATAAGGTGTCTCACCTGTAGCTTTTTGGATGATACGAGGCATCTCAATATCATAAGCTTGACTCATACCTTGAGTGGTTTTTATGTTTCCACCATTTTGAATATGACCATTTATCCAACCAAAGAAGTTCTCTCCATCATCAAGAGAATTTAAAAGGTTATCTAACATAGCCAGTTTTGTATACTGAGTTCTGTTTTTAATAGGAGGAGTTGCTATAGATGGTTCTTTCCAGTTTATAACTTCTTTGTCAAGTTTTTTACCCTCATCATTAAGAACGCTTATTTTATCACTTATAGCTCTCATATCTCTATCAAAGCCAACTTTATCTAGCATAGCCTCTTTTTCTACTTTCATAAGTCTTTCAGTTTCAGATATAAATTTAGCTTCATCAGTAGCTGCCATATCTGTCTCTTTGGCTATGTAATTTATCTCATCTGTTGCATCTTTTTCTCTTGCTCTTGCATCTCCTATTTTCTCTACAACTTCAGCTTTTTCTTTTCTTAGAACATCATACTCAACTTTGATGTCATCTATTCTTTTTTGAGCAGTCTTGACTTGCTCCTCAGTTGGAGGCTTCTGATCACCACCTGCTGCTCTCCAATCCTGTTCCCACTGAGACTGGATTTCCTCTAGCACAGTACCTGTATTTCCATCAGCATCCTCTCTAGTTTTCATACGAGCATGAACCTGAACATTATCAGTACCATGCTCTAGTCCACCAAAGTGAGGTTCTTGAGCTTCTCGTTTTCCTGCAGGTGCTTCAAACTCTTCCATCTGATAGACCTCGAGTCTATAATCATCTCCACCATCTACAGTGTATTCTTCAAAGATTTGACCACCTGATGCTTCCTCTCCCATATACTGAGTATAATTTTCGTGCATATAATCAAGCTCATCATCTATTGCCTGTTGCATATCATCAAACTTATCTCCATTTGTATTTTCATAAAGAATTTTTGAACTATAGTGGTCATAATACTCTCTATTGTCAGTGATTTGCTCTATGACATAACTATCTATATCATCCTCATCTATCTCACCATCAGCCACAGCTTGAGCTGCATCATCATCATATTTACCATCATAATAGTTGTCTTTGTAATCATTTAGCATACTGTCATAATCATACTCATATCCTGAGTCATCTACATATACTTCATCATCATAAACAATACCGATTTCTCTATCAAGACCTGTGCTGTCATCAGTTACACGAGCACCAAATCCTGCCTCTCCAACAGAAACATCAGTTTGCTCATCTATTCTCACCCACTCACTTTCCCAATCCTCTCTATCAAGAGCAGGAGTTTCAGTGGACTCATCATAAGTTCTTTTTGTGATGGTATCTTTTCTAAATGGTAAAGAGCTTTTAACATTTGCACCAGTAATCAATCCACCCTCAGCTATATCAAAGCCAGTAGCATCTATCTCATCCTGTTTAACACCTTGTTTTCTCATATAGTCCACAAGTTCTTGACCATTTTGAAACACCATATCATCAGGCAGTTTATTTACCTCATGCTCAAGCTTAGAGTAAAAAGAAGCATTAAACTCCTCCTGTTCCAAGATGACCTCTTTTTGCTTTTCAGTCTTAGCTTTTGGAGCTTTAGTCTCTTTTCTCATTTCAGCTATAAGCTTCTCTCTGTCCTCAGGTGAAGCATCTCTCATAGCAGCAGATAGTTTTTGTTTTCTTTGTTTAGCATTTAGTCCTGCAGACTCAAGTATAATCTCATCAACTGGTTTTCTATCCTCAGGAACTATTCTCTGAACACCTGTAACAGCTTGACCAATTCTAGTCTGTTCAAACTCATCAAGTTTTCTTCTCATAAATCCATCTGCATCAAAATAATTGTCAAGCAACTCCATGTCAGCCAAGACCTGAATTGCATCTGCATCTCCTGCATCAGCAGCTAACTGTACTTCTTTTTTGAAGTTTTTAGCAATAGCCCATTTAGATACTTTTGCACCTGCATAGCCAAACAACTCAGGCAAATATTTGCCTGCAACAGCTCCAAAGCCTGTACCAACAGCCATATTTAATCCAAGTGAACCTGAATCATACCCCTCACCTGCAGCCTCAGATACAGTCTGTTTTCCATGCTCAAATGCACCAACAAATGCACCACCCTCTACAGCACCTATAGCAGTTGGAGAGTATGCTACTTTTTGAAGCATACTTCTTATACCTTTTTTAGTAGCTGTTTTTGCGACTTCTCTACCTGCAAATCCATACCCTAAAGTACCAATACCAAGATATGTAGTAGGGTCTATACCCATATATCCCATAGCTTCCACAAAACCACGACCTGTAAACTCTTTAGCTTCAAACATATCCATCATATAAAGTGCTGTCTTAGCATCTTCTTGAGTCATTTCTTGAGTCTGAACTGCAAAATCTCCAAGACTTACAAGATTATTCTCTACTTTTCTCATCAGGTCTATACCATACTGTGTAGCCTCTTTATCTGTACCTCTGAAATCTTCACCACGAAGTGCTCTAAACATCTTCTTTGAAGCATATCCGAAAGTCTCATCTGAAAGTAATTCAGTCTCAGTCATATCTTCTATATCAGCATTTATAGCAACAGACATATTTGCCATCATCTGCTTCTCATCATACTGGTAATCAAGAGGAAGTGTATTTGTAGGAACTACCTCTCTTGTGACTGTGTTATCCATAACTGCTGCACTGCCTGACTTGTCGTATGTGCTGATGATAGCCTTTTTACTATCACTGGTAATCATCTCACTCTCAGGAGGTAAGTCAGAACCTGCTTTTTTTGCTACTTCTATTGTAGGTGTATTGTTTTCATTTGCCATTATTTTCTCCACTCTTTTCTGATGCTAAAATCTATATCACCAGTAGTTCCAAAGTCATCCTGAAATTCAGCAAGACCTTTCACATAAGACTGAGATTTAGTCTTACCAATTCTTCTTTGATAAGATTGCATCCTAGTCTCAAGATTTTTTCTTTGAGTTTCTATGGTGTTTGTAGCTGATGATGTTCCTGCTTCAATCTTGGCAGCATCTTGAACATCTATAGCAGCCTGAGCAAAGTGCATAGACCTTGACTCTCTGATTTCAGGAGGCAGTTTTTCCATCTCCAAGATAAACGACTGGTAAAGTCTACCATAATCTGCTATATCAGTATCTTTATTATACTTAGCCATCATATCAGCACCGATAATATTATACTTGTTTTTAAGCAAGTCTAGTGCTGCTCTACCTTGAACTGTTGAAGTCCATTTACCACCCTCAGAGTCTCTATAATCTTTAAGCTGTTTGATGTATTTCATCTTGTCTACATTTCTCATATCATGTAGATTCATAATATCATTGTTTGTCAGAGCAGGCAGGTTCATAGATACTCTCAATTCAGTTGCAGTGTTTGTAAATCTTGCACCTGTATCGTTTACTTTAATAGAGTAAAACTTATGCTCAGTTTGGTCTATAGTATCAGTCTTTAGTGCCAAATCTATATCACTCTGAGATAGGTCTCCTGTCAGCCAAGCATTGTCAAATGTGTTTACAACATCATCATGTATCACTTTTTTTCTGGTCTCTTCCTGTTTTAGTATGCTAGTCTGTAAAGAGTTCTCGCTCTTGATTGTCTTGTGCATATCATCAATTATTCCCTGTATCTCATCAGGAGTAAATGCTGCAAAGTTTTCATCTTTTTTAGTTACATCTCTAAACTCAGCTAAGAACTGAGCACTTTCACCCTCTTGCATAGCTGTTAAAAATCTGTTTTTAACTTGAGATACTACTACACTTTTTTGGAATAATGTATTTGCTGCAGCAATACCCCTCTCACTAATCTGAAATATTCTTTGCATTGACTCTAAAGTTTTGTTTCTGTTGATTAGAGCAGTCTGAGCAGCATTATCATTACCTGCTATCTTAGCTGATATAAACGCATCTTCATAAAGAGTAAGAGCCTCAGTATTTTCTTTTTTAGCTAGGTCAAATTGTATAGTAGCAAGATTACTTGCTATCCCTGCATAAGCAGCATCTCCATATTGTTCTGCGACATCAGCAGTAACTGCATCAACATAAGGACTGATTTTCTTTGAGTTTTTGCTTATCTCTTTTTTATGGCTCTCCCAAGCTTTCATAAAGCCATCAGGATTGTATTTATTCTCAGCAGCTACTCTTTTGGCTGCAGCTTGAGCCTCAGTATTTGTCTGAGATATATATGCTGTCTCACCTGAACCATCATAAGCCATTCCATAAACAGAACCGTTATCATGTAGTCCAAACTCTTCAAACTTACCACTCTGAACATCAACTACTGCCTTTTTCTTAGCATTTAAAACCATCTCTTTAGTGCCGAGTTCTAAGGCTTTACCACTAAACTGGTTCAATCTATCCATCAAAGATAAACCCATTTGCTGAGTTCTCTGTATGGTCTTGCTTGCTGCCTGTGGTGCTGTAGTTGTATCTAGTCTAGCTGCTTCAACAGCTCCTGTAGTTTTCCTACCCTCTTGAATTAAAGGCATTATGCTGTACCTGTAGGTGCAACTTTAGGTGCAGAAGCTCCCCCTAACATAGAGTATGCTCCTGCTGCACCTGCAACACTTCCAATAGCTCCCAATATTCCTGTAATTGATGCAGCTTTGCCTGCTATCTTGGATTGTTTAGCTCCACTTCTTGCTGCAGATGCACCACTCTTAGCAGATATGCTTTTGAGCTTGCCTTGTCTTTTCATAAGACTGGCATCTTTAAAAGCAGCTTCAAGGTTTGCATCAGAGATAGTAGTGTTTTCAGCAGTCTTACCCATTGCAGATAAAAGAGCAACATTTGATGCCTCAGTCTTTTTAAACTGTATCATTCTTGCATTTGCTTGCAGCTGTGCATTTACAATCTCTTGCTCTGCTCTCACATCCAACATCTCAGCACTTGCTCCATAGCTTCCTGCTTCTATATCACCGATTGCAGCAGCACCAAATCCCTGTATAAGAGATGATGAGACTTGAGAAGTAGTTTGACCTACAAGACCGTACCATTGATACCCTGTTAGATTCTCTGCCATAATAACTCCTAAAATTTAATTTCTGTTTCGATTTGTAACAATGTAAATGGCATTGGAATATCCTGAGTTATTTCAATGGCATTATGGTCTGCATACCCTAAAAGATACACTTCTTTTACACCTGTAAATGGCTGATATTGTTTGTCAAAACTCATTATAAATTGTTTATCTGCCACTCTGTAGTTCTCTATCTTTATACCTAAAGTTTCATAAACATTTACTTTAACTCTGACTAACCTTTTTTTGCGATTTACAAGCTGACCTGCCTGTGTATCTTTGTTTAGATTTACTGTTCTCACCTTTGGTATAAAATTAAATCCTGCTTCTAAGAATGAATGATACTCATCAAAAGTCAATAGCAACTTTCCTGTATCCTCAACTGGCTCATCATCACCCTCATAAAATAGATTTCCTTTTTTACTAAGTGTTCTAAACCCTTTTGCAGCAGATGTAGGAAGTATCATGTCCTCATTATTTCCTGCTGTTGGATTCACCACTATCTCAGTATCATCATCAGGAGCTACTAAAAAAGTTATATAGTTATTTACAACATTCCAAACTGGCTGAGGAACTGCCACAACATCATCAACCGACACCTGAAACTCTCCATCAGTTGAGTTCTCAAGATAAAATACTTTAGTGACACTATCCCCTCTAAAAGTATCTATTCCCTCTCCTTGAGTGTGGTAATGGTCTAACAATACTGTGTCATCTACCATCTCTATATAGTATTTAATCTCATCAAAGTCTGTATATCCACGAGCTACAAGGGTATATAAATCATCATCAACAGCACATATATCACTGTATATTCCCTGTGTAGTCCATCTGCTCCAACCCTGTATGTTTTCAAGTCTCATAGTATTTAGAACAGCCAGAGAACCATCACCGTTTAACACATACACTAGATTTGCAATATCACTACCAGTTCCTTTTATCACCGCCATTCTCTCAACATCATATACCAAATGATCAGATAACAAAGAGATGTTTGGTGAGATATAAGCATCTTCATCAAGAGAATATATAAACTGTCTTATAGCATTTCTGCTACTGTCTACAAAATATGTAGCTCCATCAATAGATATAGTATCACTTCTAGCAGCTCCGTACCCTGTCTGTCTCTTCCATGCAGAAGTTGCAGGAGTTATTGGGCTTGCAGGATTATAATACTCACCGCTCTCTGTCATGACCTGCAAAGTACGAGCTGATGTGATTACAGTAATATCATCAAATGTTCCTGATGATATTGTATCAAAGATACCCATATCTGCATCACCATCACCAAGATTAAAATCAAAGTAATCATTAATAACACTACCCATCACTGTCACAGGCTTGCTGTAAGTACCACCAAAATACAATCTTCCTTGAAAAATAGTAACAGACTTTGGATACCCACGAGTAGCAGACCATACATCCTCATAGGTGTGGTTTGCATCCATCTCAGATACACCTGCGCCTGAGATTACTTCAATAATCTCAGTGCTTGTAGGTGCTGTGGTAAATGTTATCTTCCCAACTTCCCTATCGTAAGTATATGCTGTTGTCTTTACACCATCCAAATATACTGAAAAGCTTGGAATAGTGTATATTAGTACAAAAGCAGTAGTAGTTCCATCACCGTTAAATATCTCTTTTTTGCCAAGATACTGATTTGTAAAATCATAAAGTGGAACATTTTTAAATGTTATAGCTTCAAGAGTCCAGTCAAGCTCAGTAACTCCCCTCACTAGCTTTAATGGTGCAAAATCAGGATGGACTATTATCATGGTATCAGCATATTGTGTAACATCCATCTCTGCCAACTGAGTTGGAGTAAATGCATCTAGTCTAGTACCAAATGCTGTGCTAAATGCTGTGCTAAACGCTGAACCTAACTGCTCTGATGTAACTATCTCAGTTAGATATAATCTATCTTTTATGATGTAGATTTTATCTAAATCAAATACTATAAGATACTTTTGGTCTATGTTAAACACAAATGGTACAAACTTTACTTTGTTTGTAAAGTATATCTCTTGAGCAGCATAACCAAGAGAGCTGTCAGTGCTTTTGAGTATTGGAACTGAGCCTGCTCTTCTTTTTAGACCACCATGAGGCATGAGTGTTACATTTTCACCAATATCTAAGCCATTATAGTATTTTGCAATATCCACACGACCCTGTACTGTTGGTGAAAGAACACCTGTGGTAAATGAGCTTTGTAAGACTTGTGACTTAGGCATTTATCTTCTCCCTACTCTATGTCCTCTTCCTGCATTTCTCATGCGTAATGGCAAGACCGCTGCATCTACTGAACCTCTATTTGGTTTCTCTAAAGAATCTACTGTCTTTGCTTTCTTTAGTGCTTTCATGTGGAAGTCTAAATATGTTGCTGCGTTTGTGGCATTTTCCGTAACAGGAATAGCCCACTTAGCAGCTAAATATAACTCAAGCATCTCTCTAAAAAGAGGAGGGAAGAAAGACTCATCAACACGATATATATAATCCAGTTCTAAATCATCTGTACTGGAATATATCTTATCCTCAAGTATCTCATAATCTGAATGAGGATACACTGTAATAGTCCTTATGTGGTCAGATGGTAACTGATACATATAATCCCATTTATTAAGAGGTGTCTCAGATAGCTTGGTAAGCTTTTTTTGCTTTGTTGCAAAATTCCATGTATATTCTCCGAGCTTGGCTTTGAGTGATGTTTCATAAAAGTTGTTTGCTACTTTTGCACCAGTACCCTCTTCATCAAAACTTGAGATAGGATTGTCACCTATCAAGACCAAAGCATTAGAACAAATGCTGATAGCTGCTGTTGTATTCATGTGTAGCTCCTTAGTCTATATTTACTGATTGAATATCAAATGATATTTCATCAAAAGTCACATCCATATTTACACTGGCTTTAATCCTCATCTTATGAACATTGCCTGCTACTTCATCAATAGGAAAACTAAAACTTAATGAATCCTCTGTTGCATCTCTTGGTATATTTTTTACATAAGGAAAATGTATCACTACACCTGTCTCGTCATATAATTCAAGAGTTACACTTCTCGTACTTGTAGAAGATGAAAATAATATAGCTGATGTAAAATGCATACGATATTCACCATCATTTGGTAAGGTTATTTTCCCAGTAACCAAATCTGCAGTAACTACTATTTCTCTTTTTGTATTATAATTTATAATATCTTGAGCTGTGGTAGTTAAGCTATATGTTTCATTTCCTGTAGTCTGACCTAACATCCCACCAAAGACACTAGGAAGATTTTTGTTATTGATAATATATACAAAAAGCTTACCTGCTGTTGCATGAGATACTGTTATGCCACCTATCCTAGAAACAATAGCAGGTGCAGTTTCTGTAAATTCTCCTGCATTGACATCACTCAAATATAATGGAACACCATCTGAAAAACCTGATGTGTCTAAACTACCAACTTCTCCAAATGTAGTGATAACACCCTCTTGACCATCAGCTATACTATGTGTTGTCATTCCAAGTATTCTAGCATTATCAAATGTATCCGCTATTGCTAATGCGATTTGTGGTATTCCACCCACAACACCATTGTGTCTAACTATCATTCCGTTGCTAATAGTTACTCCAGTATTATTTACAACTTTCATGTGCATCTCTCTACCTACTTGAAGTATTACATCAGAATACTCTCCCATGACATTGACAACACCACTATGATAATAAGACTCTCCCTCATTATATGCAGGAGGAGCTGTAACCAGTCCAAATAAACCTGCTACTATATCTCTCATATCTGCAGCAGATATATCTCCTGCTGTGTTGTCAGCTAACAATAAAGCCATTTGTTCTTTTGAAAGTACCGCCATGAAGTTCCCCTTATAGATAAAGCAATACCTCCTGCAATAGGAGGCAAAGCTTTAACTAAACTATTGGAAGCTTAGTTACTGTTACTGGTGTAGCACCTGTTTCACTTGTTACAGTTACAACATTTGGAGTTACGCCATCAGATAACATGATTATGTTACCTTTTTTAAGAACATCTACAGCTTCATTGAAGAAGCCTGATGCTTGCATTGCTGCAGTATCATCTACTGCAGACCCTGAAACCTCATTCATACCATAAGTAAAAACATTTACATCATTACCTGTAGCACTTGTGTTTGAAAAATCATCTCTTTTAAAAGCCATCTAATCTCCCTTAAGCTGTAATTTTATATTGAAAACGGATTAAACCTAGAGGGTCAGCAACACATGCTCCACCTTTGAATTTACCCATACTTAACCATGATTGTTTATCAACCGACCACTCAACTGATGTTTCAACTTCATAACCAACTGCTTCACCGATTGCCTGAGCATCCCATGCATAAGCTGATTGAACACCTGCAGATACAAGAGCAAGACCGCCCTCACTTCTTTTAGAGCCAATGCGTTTAAAGTTGAATCTCATAAATTTATTGATTTCACCTTGCTCAAGAGCTTTTACAGATGCATAATCAGCAGAAGTAACTTCAACCTCTTTTAAAAGACCTGAAAAACCTGCAGGAGTCATAGCGATAAATCTTCTGTCATCAGGAATCTCTTGGTCATCCATAAGCTCTCTTAGTTCAATAAGAGTAGCTAGACTCATCTGAGCAATAGCAGAACCAATTAAAGCACCACCAAGCAAGTCACCAATAGGAGCTGCTGCCATTTGGTCGATTGCGATTTGGTCTCTTAAACGACCTATAGCACCTTTTGTAGTTGTTGCAAGTTCATTAACTTCGTCAATTAGAACCTCTTTTTTACCAAAAATATCAGTATACTCAGGAGCTTCATAATCTTCAAGATTAGCTGTCTCATAACCATGACCAATACCCATTGGAACTACATCAGAACTAGCAGCACCTCTTTTGTGAGCTTGACCTGAACCCATGTTATTGAATGTAGCAGTATCACCTGTCACACCATTACGAGTACGGAAACAACCTCTAAGAGAACCCATACTTTGGTACTCATGTTTTGTTGAAGTATCAAACTGTGTTACAGCAACTTCATTTAAATGTCTTGACATATTTATGTCCTTTTTTTAAGATTTTTTTTGTTTCGACTGTTTGGTATTTGGACTCAGGAAGTCCAAGCTAAAGTCTAACGACTTGCTTAAAACCTGCTCTGAGCCTCTTTTATAGAGGGTGTTCTTTGCTTGTTTAAAGAAACGATACAGAAATGATACCATAACTTTATATAAAAGTTTGCTTAAGACTTTGCTTTTTGTTTGTTGTATTTAGCAGTCATCTCATCAACTGATGCCTTATACTCAGGGTCTGTTTGCATTTTTAGACCACCTGCAGAATTTTTTGCAAACATTGCTTCACTAAGTTGCTCATGAGTAATTTTCATCTCACCTTGAGGAGATGTACCATTTGGATTAACTGTTGAAGCTGCAGTGCTTGCCAATATGCTTTCAAACATCTCAACATCCTGAGCTGATTGAGCTTTAGAGTTCATCCACTCTGTAGCCTCAGCACCAAATTGAGCAGTCCATTTATCATTTGCATTTTGAATACGAGCCTCAGCATTAGAACCAAGCAAACTCATCTGCTCAGTTTTAAATGCCTCAAGATTTGCAGTCTCTCCCTCCATCACAGCAGATAGCAATGAGTCATAAGCTTCTTGACTAAGACCATTTTCAGAACCCCATTTGTCAAGACTTGCCATAACAGGGTCTGAGTATGCATTTGTACCCTCAGGAACTTGATATTTACCATCTTCAGGAGCACCTACAAAACCCTTGAGCTTATCATTCATCTCAGTCATCTTGTTTGTGTGCATAGTCACAGACTCAGTATATCCTTTTTCAAGGTCTTGAGGACTGTCATACTTATCTGCATACTTATAACCATCAGCACCAAATTCAATCACAGCTCCACCTGAGCCATTTTCACCACCTGCAGCAGCATCTCCTGCTCCACCGCCTGCACCCTGTGCACCATCATTTGCTTCATCCATTAATATATATCTATTTTTCATCTACTTTTCTCCTCTTTTAATTCGTTTTAAAATATCGTGTACTATGTAGTTCTGACCATGCATAAACATAATCTCATTTGGTGTAGCATTAGCCATAGGAATATGACCAATATATTGACTAACCAAATGTGAGAGTAACCTTTGACCCTCATCTGTCTCAAATACAGCTCTGTATATATCATTTAGTTCTTCATCTTTTTTCTTAAAAAGTTGCCACTCTTTTTTTCCAACTTTTTCACTGTCTTGTATTCTTTTATGTAAAGGAATATAAGCTCTTGTTTCTTTGGTGTTTGATTTTTCTTCACCCATTTCTACCTCCTTAACCAGTAGTGCCAACCAAAGAGTTAAGGTCTAAGGTCGGCAAGATTACTATATAGTAAATTATATAGTTATTGCATAGGTGCTACATTTGGCTGCTGTGCATCAGTCTGAGCCTGTGCTCCTGCTATGGCTGCATTTTGCATACCTTTAACAGCCTCATCTTCCTCAGCTTTGTTTCTCATCATTGAAGCAGGCAGACCTGTTCTCTCTGCAACAAACTTAGGTATCTCCTCTATCTTAAATTTAGCACTGATTATCTCCTGAGGTAAACCCTCTGTATGAAGTCTAAACTCTTGAAGAGATTGAAGCTCCTCAACATCTTGAATCCTAGCTGATGGTGAAGTAAACTTTATAGTTACCTCTTTACCGTTTATTCTAAGTGGAGGTATCTTGCCTGCCTCAGATAACACAAATGTTATACGAGCAAGAAGAGTCTCAAGAAACTCAGTTTGAAGTCTACCAAATGCACTATGAGAATTTTGTTGCAATGAGTTCTCTCTCACACTAACCTCATAAGCTGTTCTTACTGGAGTCTCTTCAACATTCCCAAAACTCTGAGCTGTCATAAGCTCATTTATCTTTGCTTGGTTCTCTTTAATCTTAACATCAGTGACATTAAAATTAGTTCCAATATCCAATGGTGCTATAGTCCGATTTTGTGAATCATTACTATCCACTGGTATAAGAGCAAATGGTTCTATACGAATGTTGTCAGGTGACATAATATCATCAGAAGCTACAGTGTAAACACCTGCAGCATTTATACCAACCGATATATCTTCATAATAGCTCAAGTTATTTAGTTTCAAGATAGTAGGAAGTAGCTGTAAAATCCTACCAAATCCAAATGCTTTATTTGGTGATACTTGCTCACGAAATACTATATATGGACTAGACTCAGACATTTCATCCAGTAAAGTATCTTTTGTTTTTGGATACAGAAGAACATGATTATAGTCTAGCTGTTTCTCATTATACACTACTCCCTCAATCATATCTAGCATTAGATTTGGTGTATCTATTATGATTTTCTCAATAGACTCATTTATGGAAGCTTTAGGGTATAGCTCCTGAATCCTATTCGCCTCAATCTTGAACTCTCTCCAATTTGTTTTGATTCCACCATAGCTTGACCTTTCAGGTACTAATTCCATCATAGGAATAGCTCTAAATCTTAGTGATGAGTTTATACCATCACCCTCTTCACATATTAAAGCACCAGTTGAGATGCCTAAATCTTGGAATGACTCATGTGCTTGAGATGTAAAGTTAGAATGATGTATGTGGTCAAAGATAATTTCTGTTACCTCTTCAAGAGCTGAATCAGTTTCCTCTTTGCTCTCTTCATCTATTTCACTTCCTGCTTTAAGCATAGCCCATGTTTTCCAAGATGGAGTCAGTTGAGACTGTAAACGATTGGCATATTTTTGTAAAGCTATTACAGCAGTATCATCATATACCTCAGATCTCTCATCCCAAGAATCATTGTCAGTACCATCAACATCTGCACTTGGCAGACTATAACGATATGCTTCTTTCATCCTCTCCTGCAGCGAGTCTTTTTCACTCTTTGCTTTGGTAAATCTTTTATATAATTTTGCATACTTACTCATGGAAAACCTTTGCTATTATTAGTTCTATCAACCCATCTGCTTTTGTTGATGGAGGTTTTGTCACACCATTATTTTTAGCAGCAGTTAATAGTTCCTGCCATTTAAGACCCTCAAGATATTCTCTTACCTCAGACTCTTCCATGACTTCATCAGGATTGACTACATGTTCAGGGTCATCCTCAAAGAACTTCTTTTGATTTGGATGTTCACGAGGCTTAACTTCTTTTTTATCCTCTATACTTGGCTGTTCATCAATAACTTTTACAGCAGCAAGAATAACCTCAAGAGGAAATTCATCACCTATTGTATCTGCACAATTACATGTCAGGTCATCAGTATTATATACCTTTGATGGAGCAACACGAGTAGTACCACCACATCCCTCACATATAATATTGTTTACCATATTTACTGAGAATTTCATTTGAACAATCCTCTAACCCAAGTTGCAAACATTTTAAAGCCTTGACTTTTTACTTCTGCTTGCTTCTCAAATTTTGTTGCTGCAGATGGAGGAATACAGTTACATGCCAAATCATCTGTATTGTAAATTTTACCAGTTACAACTCTAGTCAAGCCACCACATCCTACACACTTAACATCACTATTTGAACTTACTTCAAATCTCATATTATTCTCCTAGCTTGGTTTTCATCAACCCAGTGTCACCGCCTGTTAGTAAACCACCACCACCTGCAGAACGAACTCTTCGTGCTCTAGTTTTTACATCTGTTCTTTTCTCTTGAGCACCCGCAATCTCTGCTGTTCTATCAGTCTCCCTTTGTGCTTCTGCTGCTAAGACTTCTTGCCTCTTTTGCTCTTTTGCTGCTTCTTGTTTTGCATCTTTTGCTGCTTGTGCTGAAACGACTGCTGTTCCAACTGCTGTTGCTGCTAACACCCCTATTGCAATACTTGTAAATGCTGCCATTATTCTGTCTCCTTTTTATTAAATATAACTACTGTAACACCCATCTCTTTTTTCACGACTTCGACATTATATCGTTTTAATT